TTCTACACCATCAATCCTGCTGTTGAAGTCAATTTATCTGGTGGACCTATCCCTCCAAGGGAAGCAAGGCAGGGTGAGTACGTCTATCAAGGCATTTTCTGCTATGTTTGGACTGGTGGAGCGCCTAGAAACCGTAAAAGAGTCGAAACATCGGGTAAAGCGTACAATACTGGCGAAGTTGACCGCAATGGGTGGTATCAATACAACCAAACTTGGTCAAAAGCGCGTTATCACGACGAACCAGAGGCAACTCCTGCTCAAGAAGGGTGGGGTGACCCAAATAATGCGGAACTAATCAGTACAAATGCCAACTTTGAGTGGTTTTACGGCAAAAATGGTGCTGTCAAAGCGGCAATGCCAAGATTCCTTGGTTTTCACGACTGTTTTGAGGGTCAATTTGTCTATTATCTTTATGATACGTCATTTCCCTTCAATGGTCCCATCTATGGTATCAACTTTACTACCACAGATGCTCCGTGTTGCCCTCAAAGAAGTGAAACAGAGTGTGTACCTAATGTTAGGTACCATTCACTGTACTATGAGATGCGTGAAGACGCTTGGGTGACCAAGAGAACCTCAATGACAGTGGATAGCACTGAACACGGTAGTCAAGGAGACTCATTCTGGACTGTTGGTACAGATGAAGAGATGATCTTCTTCCGTTATACGTCTACTACTGGTGCTTTCCGTGTTGGAGAGCAACTGAACAACTGGACGATTATGAAAGTGCGATACTTTGGTGATGAATTGAAGTGTGGTTATATGAAATTGTTCAAAGAGGGTAAAGCAAGGGGTAATGAATTCACCTATCTGCAGAATATCACATCAGATGATGGTGCAACTGCTTCAGTTTTGGCAGGATATGGTATCAAAGACAAGGTTGCGTTCTTTGGTGTGTATGAATTTCCCAAAAAACTGTCATATTACCGTGTAGAGATCGATAATAAGGCACTGATTCCAAAAAGAACGCTGGATGTGGCAGTTCTGAAGGCAGTTATCAATAACAAAGGTCAGATTGGGCGCATTGAAATCATAAATGCGGGCAAAGATTATGTAAATCCGTCACTGATTATTGGTATTCCCGATATTGTGCGCGAAGAAGGGTTCTCAGATACGGCAAAAAACGTTCCAGAAGCGTTTGAAGACGACTTTGAGGTTGATTATGCGATCAATCTTGAGTCATCAGACGAATTTGACTCCACAGAGCGTGCAGCACAAGAGGTTGCACGCAACATTCAGACACAACAATACATTACTGAAGACAATTTTACGGGTAACTTCCGCCAAGCGAAGGGTACAGTTACTGTAAATGAAGAGGGTTGCGTCAAATCTGTCACAATTACCGATAAAGGCGCGGGGTATCAACCTGGTGAAGAGGTGTATGTGCAGGTTGTTGAGCGTGAAACCGAGACTAGAGAGGACATTGTTGTTGGTGAGAGCGCAAATATTACTGATGATGAGGTTCAAAGATCCATTAAATCGGGTGGAATTCCTGATCCAGATGTAAGAGCTGGTTTTGAGGAGATGTATAAGAGTGCTGGACAAGCACTTGGCACACTAAAAAACCCAATTCAGACATCTTATGTGACTGGATACATCAAAAGTACGGATATTGACATCAAAGAGAAGACAAAATTCTGCGAAAATGTCATTCCTAAGATCTGTATTAACCCAAATATCGGTGAAAACTGGCACGACATCAACACTTTTACCGATTTGGAGTCACTTTGGGGTAATGTCTCACAACAAGACCCAAACTGGAACCAAAATAATGCGTTTCTTGCTGGTGCAAAACAGAATTCTCAGAAAAATACGGGTCAAATCAACGCTAAAATGACTCAAGGTCTCCGTGGAATCTTCGGAGGTGACTGTATTGAGATGGATCAAGCGAATCTTTATATGGTAAAACGCTTTTTTGATGTTCCTTGTCCATATACAGCGTTCGATACTGACGGAAAAGAGAGAACTTATGGATGGATGCCATTCAAGTATTGCGGTAGTAAGAAAGAAGAGGCAACTATTCGTGTGACAATGACCATTGAAGGTGATGTCACTGGTGTTAGTGAAGCAGTAAACCAGAGATTCTTGGCTTGGTTGAAGTGGTTGCCTAAACCCACATTGACCGCTGGACGCCCCGTGACGGGCGGTTACAAGACACACGCCTGTACTAGAGGGTCAAACGTAAAAGGACGCTGCTACAGCACAGGAAACGGGCAGTATGAGTTCGTACCAACCTCTGGTGATGAGAATACCTTCGACTTTAATGGTCCTGGTGCTACTCTATCAACATCAAACGTGGAGTTGGGACAACTTAGCACTTGGATTGGAGATAATATCAACCAATATGTGGGATTGTTCTTCAATCAGATCATTGTGGATGCTAATGATGTTGAGATCAGTCAAAATAATGTCCCATATACTCAATTAGCACTTGCTAGTTGTAGTGGTGGTAAGTTTCCTAATGACAACTGGCACAACTTTGTTGCAGATGGTGTACTGAATGTTTATGGAGGATATGATTCTAATGGAAATGGCATCAGCGCATCCGATCCTTGTAACAATAATGACTTTTTTGGAAGTTGTGGATTCGGAAACTGGGCACTGAGAAACGTTATTCACTCAACAATCGCGTTTGACTCAGGCAAATTGTCAGAGGATGGTCCCTATATAGAACTAGGACCCGTAAATGGAACAATGCATTGGAAGAACTGGGCAACTGGTTCTACGCGACTTTTGTCAACGACATTGGACAATTATGGAAATCCATACTTCGATGAGTGTGATTTGACCTAATGGCATTAGGAATTAACAAACCAGTAGCTTCAATCAATGGATTGCCTTGCTCTGGGCACGGCATTCCTATTCCTGCGACTATTCATATGTGGCAGTCTTGTGGTACACCACCTATCCCTCTCAGTATTATTGTGAAGGATAAGACTTGTATGTGGCCACCAATGCCATTGATCCCATTGACTGCAATCAACCCATTGAGAGCGACAGTTCTTGTGAACTTCCTCCCAATTATGATTTTCGGTGATATGTTTACACCACATACATCGTTTGGTACTAATATTATTAACTTCTCTTGCCCCTGTGGTAAGGCAATGTGTATCATTCCCACTCCTACGACTTGTAGTATGCTCTCTGTGGAGGATATGGGAGGTGTCGGACACGCTAGACTTGCGGAAGCAACAACAATGAGTGTGTATGCATTCAAAGTTCCCGTTGCACGAATGCTTGATCCGCTTGGAATCGGAGCACCTGGCGCAAGTTACCCTTGTTCAAGTGTTATTGCATACGGATCTCCTAATGTGCTTGCCTGCTAATTTGTGATATAATTACTGAGTACCACACCAATCACTATGGCACGAGCAAAAGTAGGTCTCTCTGGACAGAAACTCATTGAGACAAAGCCCAAGAAAACGCGGCAGGGTTCAGGACAGCACACCAAGTACGCTGCATCTAGTGGCAATAAGGCAAAGAAACGCTACAGGGGGCAAGGTAAATAGTGCGTCCAGAGACACGTAAAGCAATGGAGATGCTGTGGTCTGCAAAGTGGAACCTTCCTAAAGCTGCAGACCATTGCGGTCTCACAAACAAAGAGATGAAAATCACCTTCAACGAGTATTGTGCTTTTCACCCACCCACATACGTTCTAAATAACAATGGCTAACTCACCAATTCCAGACCAGGGACAAGAGTTCATTAAGAGCGGGATGGTTTTAATAACCGACCCCCGCTCTGATAAATACCTAAACAGATTAAAACAGAAACCCAACGATCCACCTGCGGATCGTTCTAAAGAATGTGGCGGTGAAGAAGGTTTCGATGATTAACGTCGAACTTACACTTAATGGCATACCGTTTTAAGGCAGAACGAAATTTATCTCGCGAATTTAGAGACCTCGGTATTGGGATGTTGGCAAACCCTAATACCGAGGATTTTGCTGTGGTTAAAAATGAGAATGCTATCAAGCAATCGATTAAGAATCTAATCTTAACTGGTTATGGTGAAAGACCCTTTCAACCAAATATAGGGTCAAGACTTCGTGAAATGCTTTTTGAGAACTTCGATGTCTTTATGATCGAAGAGCTCAAAGAAGAAATCATCAATACTATTATCAGACTTGAACCTAGAGTGACAGTCAATGAAGTTCGTATGACCTATGAAGGTGCAAACGAACTGCAAGTTGAAGTTGATTACACAATTATTGGTGAAACCCTTGTACAAACCGTAGACTTCCTGCTGGAGCCCACCTAAAAATGGCAGCAATACCATCTAATCTTACATCTCTAGATTTTACAGAGATTCGTGAATCAATCAGATCCTATCTGAGAACTCGTACTGAGTTCACTGATTACGACTTTGAAGGTTCCGCTGCGTCTTATTTGCTGGACGTTCTATCATATAACACATACTACGCTGCGTTCAATGCCAATATGGCGATGAACGAGGCATTTTTGGAATCGGCAACTATTAGAGACAATGTTGTCAAGATTGCAAAGCAACTGAATTATACACCAAAATCCATAAAAGCGCCAAAAGCGTGTGTCAGATTCGCTGTACAGACACAAGTTATTGGTTCTAGCACTGTATATCCCCAGTCTGTGGAACTCCAGAAGGGCGATGTGTTCGTTTCTAGTACATCTGGTGCAAGTTTCACCTTTACGCTGCCACAGGCGCTCTCAGTGACCGTAAATCAAGCTGATGGTGTTGCTACCTTCGAGAAAGTGGTGATTTATCAGGGCAATAGTCTTGATTATGAGTACACAGTTACTGATGTTAAGCAGAGATCATATCCTATCCCCTCTGATCAGGTCGATACAGACCTTCTGCGTGTTTCTATCTCTCCTAATGCAACATCTGAAGAGATTGACACCTATAACCTTGTTCAAAACATCGTTGATGTGGATGGAACCACCCGTGGTTACTTCCTAGAAGAGGCAGATGACCAAAGATATAACGTTGTGTTTGGTGATGGTGTCATTTGCCGTGAACTGATTGCTGGTGAGGTGATCAGAATGAACTATGTCCGTACAGAAGGACCTGCTGGTAATGGTTGTAAGAGATTTAACTTTGTTGGACGAGTCATTGACTCTGAAGGACGCCTGGTTCCTGCTGCCAACCTCTCTATGGCGACCGTAGACGGCGCACAAGATGGTGCTGACGTAGAATCTACCCTGAGCATCAAATTCAACGCTCCTAGAGCGTTTAACAGTCAAAACAGAGCGGTTACAGAGTCTGATTATGAGTTCATCACCAAAAAGGTGTATTCTCAAGCAAGATCTGTTACTGCATACGGTGGAGAACGTCTAAATCCTCCAGTTTACGGAAAAGTGTACGTTGCTATCCGTACTAAGTCAGGTGCATCTCTGAATAGTAGCACTAAGAAGAGAATTAAGACTGATTTGTTGAAATATTCGATTGCATCGATCGAACCAGTGATTATTGACCCAACTTCACTGTACATTCGTCCCAAAACTTGGGCATTCTTCGATGGCAACAAGACAAATCTGTCAAACAACGAAATTGCTACCAAGATTCTTGCTGCAATCGATCAATACAATAGTCAATCGGAAGCAACACGTTTTAATGGACGTGTGGACATCTCCGCTTATCAATCAATGATTGATGATTCCGATCCTTCTATTAGCGGCAACGTTACCCATATGACTTTGGGTATGAACGTGGAAGGATTTGATTTTGGTCAAACTTTCACACAATGTCTCGACTTTGGTAATGAAATTGCAAATCCAAACGATCTCTCTGGTGGAGACAAGGGTGATGGATCTGGAGATGGAAGTTGTATCCCCAAATATTCGACTGTCAAGAGTGGAACGTTCTATTCCACGGGATATACGGAAAATCTCCTGAATCTTCAGACAACTCTCACTGCTGGTCAAATTTCTTCCGCAGTTCTGCTTGAAAATGATACATCTGCTCTGCTTCCTGTGAATCTTCGTGATGATGGGTACGGAAATCTGATTATGGTGACAAAACTCGATGAAAAAGAAGTCATCTTGAAGCGCAACGTTGGCACAGTCGATTACAAGAACGGTATCGTCTGCGTTGGTCCTATTAACGTTGCAAATACACCTGATGGTACAAATCGCATCCCAGTGACGGTTCTTCCCGCTTCTTCCAATATCAATGTTGGCACAGGTGTTGATCCTGCGATCTTCAACCCGACCGTTCAAACTATTGACTATACCATTGACGGAACTAACGTTCCTACCTTCGATCCGTTCGACTTCACTCCAATTAACTTCGACGGAACCCCACTAAATATCATTGATTATCCGACAGTAGTGTTTGAACTCCCCGAGTTCGAGTCCTGCTTCTAATAAACCCATAAGATAGCCTATACCAGCAGATGAAGGCAGTAACCGTATCTCAGAGAGTACAGGATCAAATTCCTGCATTCATTAAGGAAGACAACGAACAGTTTGTCAATCTTCTTGCCGAATATTACCGTTCGCAAGAGAAACCTGGTCGTCCGTACGATATTCTCAACAATATCTTGAGATATACGGACATCGGTTCTGGTGAGTTTGATCCTAACTTCCTGTCTTCGGAATCTGCTGTTCTGAGCGCGGTTGACCCATATCAAAATACTATTGTTGCCGAAAACGTAAACTACTTCCTTGAGAAGGACGGCACACTCAAGATCGACGATGAGATCATTTATTACGAGTCGATCACACATTCGCCAGACGTTGTTTTCACTCCTGGTGTTAATAAAGAAGAATTTGATCGTAAGATTCAAGAATTTGAACCGATTTCATCTCAGTTCAACGGTTCTACCACAGAATTTAATCTGAAACTGTTGGGTGACCCAGTTTCGCCACAATCTGCTGATCACCTGCTGGTTATCGTCAATAATGAATTTCAGTTCCCAAATAGGGACTATTTTGTTGAGGGTGATCGTATTCGCTTTGTAAACCCTCCTGTAGCGCCTACAGGTGCTCTTACTGGTGCTCTTAATACTATCAGGTACCTGATTGGTTATACAAGCGTTCCTGTCCGTTCTCTGGACCCTATTTCTGTTGCTGCTGATTCTAATCAGTTCCATCTTACAAGAAATACTCAACCTTATCAACCACTGTCAACGATTGCTTCGATTGTTGTCGTTAATAGAGTTGAGAAGAGACCCTTTGAAGAATTCACGATCTTTGAAGACAAGATCATTTTCAAAGAAACTCTTGGTGCAGGATCGACAGTTGATGTTAGATCTATTGAACTGATTGCTCCTGAATTCGGTGCTGATGCTGAAGCAGTCGTCAAAGTTCAAAATGGTGAAGTAGAAGACATCATCGTTAAGGATGGTGGTTCTGGATACAGAATGAGTTTCTCTCCTAAGGTGACTATTGCGTCAAACCTTGGTACTGGTAGCGATGCTACTGCAGAGGCACTTGTCAATGGCATCAAGAATGTTAGTCTTCTGTTTTCTGGTCAAGGTTATAGCGCAAACAACCCACCATTGGTTGAAGTCGATGCTCCTGCAGATCCCGAAGGTAAAACTGCTAGAATCACTGCAACTGTTAGTGACGACATTGAAGGTGTCGTTCAGCTGAATGTTCTGTCTTCTGGTTCTGGATATGACAGAATTCCTTCTATCAAGTTCAATAACCCTGGTGGTGCAATCATCAGTGGTCCCACTTTGACAGATGGAAGAATTGATGCGGATTCTTTCACTGTTGTTGATCGTGGTAGTGGATACACCACTGCTCCTCTTGTATACATCGATCCCCCAACGGGTTCAAATGCAATCGTTGCATCCGTTATGGCACACCTCGATGCTGACGGTAGACTCGACAGAATTGAAGTTCTCAGTGGTGGTCAAGGATACGAAACTGTTCCTAGAGCAAAAATCATTGATCCTGTTGGCGCACAGATTCTCGATGTGAATGTTACTGGTGGCAGAGTCACCAACATCGAACTGTTGACTGGTGGTAAAGGTTATACCGATGCACCTTCTGTGTATATCGTCGATAACCGCAAAGACGTTGCTAATAATCCTATTGGTGGTACTGGTGCAACAGCAGTTGCTACCATCTTTAACGGTGAAATCACCGACATCAACATTACCAGTTTCGGTGAGGGTTACTCCGATACTGAACCTCCAAAGGTTTTCATCGCTGCACCTCCTGCACCTGAGGCATCTTGTGATGTTGGTTTTGGTGAAATTACTGGTTTCACTATTCATAACGCTGGATCTGGTTATCAACCCTCTGCTTTTGTAAATTGTAAGCGTGGTGTTTCCGCTGTTTCAGCGTATTCTCAGAAAGGAAACCAAATTTACAGCAAAGAGTCCGACACAATTCAGTCTTCTCACGCTGTTGGTTCGACTATTCACAACCTTGACAACCTGTTTGCCAAGGAACTTTATCGTAGATATATCAATCAGTATCTGCCAAATGCAGAAATTGACTATAACAAAGTAAATGCTCCGCAGATCATTAAGACGATCAGCGACTTCTACTCTTCAAAAGGTACGAAAATCTCTACACAGTATCTGTTCAAGATGCTGTTCTCGGAGAATGTTGATGTTTCATACCCGAAAGATGAGGTTATCAAACCATCTGCCGCAACTTGGAACGTTGATACCGTCCTTCGTGCGGAACTTTTGAGTGGTGATCCGCGTGATTTGCTGGATTCACAGTTGTTCCAATACCGAGATGCGGTTGATACGACTGTTGGCGCGGCATCTGCACTGATTGAAAACGTGATTGCGATCAATACTGGTGTAGGCACCGTGTATGAACTCGCAATTTCTGAAGAAACTCTGCAAGGTCAGTTCTCTATTCCGTATAAGACGACTCTGGTTGAGGCACTTAACACTACAGAAAGTATTATTACGGTTGACTCTACGATTGGTTGGCCAGAAAGAAACGGAACAATCCGTATCAATGATGAAGAAGTTGTTCAATATAAGGAAAAAACACTCAACCAGTTCATTGAATGTACTCGTTCTAAGAACGGTGTTGTAGAAGATTGGGATGCTGGCACGCAAATTTACTCCGATGTCTTTGTTTATGTTAATCAGGGTCAGTCAAATGAACTGAAACTGCGCGTTCTGGGTATTGCAGACGCTAAGTCTACGGTTCTTTCTGACACAGGTTCTTACTATCTGCCTGGTGACAAACTGAATGTTGCGTCTCTTGGTTCTACAAGTGACGATCAAAGAATCACATCTTGGTTGTACAACGTTAAGAAACTGATTCAGGTTACTGGTATTGTCCCTGGTGGTCTCAATAACCAAACTGCAACTGTTACTTGCTCCAATAACCACGGTTTGTTGGTTGGTGACTCTGTTACCATCTATGGTGCAAACCCAACAGTGTTCAACGGCACATTCCTGGTGACATCCCGTTTGAGCAATACAGTATTTGAATATAATATTCCACAACCAGCACCTAATGCTCCCCAAGGTAACATCCTTCTTTCAGTTGACCTGAACAAAGGTAAGTCCTCAGAAAGCGGTATCAACATTGCTATTAAGGACTTTACCACTAACGTCCAGAACACTTTCTTCAATGAGCAGTATTCGTATATTGCTTCATCTGGTATTCCCAACTATGAGGTTGGTCCTTTCCTTGGATCTGCACTGCTTCCTGGTAACCAGCGCAAACTGATTCGTATTCCTCGCGTTATTAACACAGTTTCTAAGCGTGAAGATGTCAAGTTTGGTCCTGTTGGCGCTTGGGTTAACGGCGTTTCCGCTTGGTCCTATAAATCCAATAGCAAGATTAAGTTCGGTGGTGTGACGAGTATCACCATCGATAATCCTGGTAAGGGTTATGACGCAGCATCTCCACCAATCATTGAAGTCAATGGTGGCGGTGGATCTGGTGGTGCGGCAACTGTTGTCGTCAATGGATCTCTTTATGAAATCGAAGTTACTTCTGGCGGTACTGGTTACACTAGCAGCCCTCTTGTTTCTATCGTGGGTGGTGGTGGATTCGGCGCTACTGCTACCGCTGTTATTACCAATGGTGTAGTTAGTAGAATTCTGGTCGAATCGCCAGGTCAAGGATATACATCACAACCCACCGTTTCTGTTTCTGGTGGGGGTGGAACAGGTTGTACTGCAACGGCATCAGTTCGTGGTCCGATTCAATCCGTATCTGTTACCAACTCTGGTAGCTCTTACACACTATCTCCTGAAATTAAACTGAATTCGGGTGAAGGTGCTGTTGCACAACCAATTATTATCAATGGTCGTATCGTTTCTATCGCTATCATTGCTGCTGGTAGAGGATACACCACTGCACCTGAAGTTGTTATCAATGGTGATGGTTATGGTGCTGTTGCTAGAGCAACTATTGGTACTATTGGTGAGGATAGAGGAAAGGTCATTGGCGTTACTGTTGTAAACAGAGGTATTGGTTATTCCACTGGAATGACTACCATTCGCCTTGAATCTATTGGTGAGCAAGCACAATTCTCTGCAAATGTCTTTGAGTGGACTCGTAACCTTCAAGATGAACTCTCTCTGAACTTTGATGCAGCGCGTGGTTACGTGTTTGCTGGATACAACACTCAATATGGTGGCGAATATGCACACGTCTCCGATCCTAAGCAACTAAGATACGTTCTTGGAGACAATGTGTTCAGAAACCAGTCAACTGGTCAACTCCAAGAACTGTCTACTGGTTATGTTCACTCTCCGATTCTGGGATGGGCATTTGATGGTAACCCGATCTACGGTCCCTATGGTTATATCGATGCTACCGACCAGTCTTCTGGTATTAGAAGAATCCGTTCTTCTTACAAGGTTAAGGATGCATTGATATATGATGCTGCAACAAATCCGAACCCTGTGCGTGCGGATGGTCCACTTCTCACTGATTATCCTGCGGGTTCATTCATTGATGACTTTGAATATGTCTTCCAAGAAGGCGATCTAGATCAATATAACGGTCGTTTCTGTAAAACACCACAGTTCCCCGAAGGTGTGTATGCATACTTTGTTTCTATTGATGCATCTGACTTCGGTAATCCAGTTTTCCCGTATGTTTGCGGTCCTCAACTGTATTCTTCTCCCGATCAGTGGAACTACTCTCAGAATGCTGTTCAGACTAATATCCCAGCAGATGTGGTTCGCTTCCGTGATCCATATGAGGATGTTGATATTGATATTGACCGTCAACCCAACCAAGACACCGATACTCTTGTTACAGAAGAAGGTCTTGCTCTAATCTTTGAAATCGAAGATATTAACAGAAACGGTATCATTGATGGTGATGAATCTACCGTAACAATCAATATTGCTGAAGAACCTGTCCTGCAACTCTTCGATTACTATCCTAGAGTTTCTGTTAGATCTGAAGTTGACATCGATATTGAGACAACTACTAAATTTGAGGATGCTCAAGTTGACGGATTCGTCATTGAGAACCCTGGTATCTCCTATAAAGTCAGTGACAAACTGTACTTTGATAATGAAGGCACTGAAGGTTTCGGTGCATCTGCAAAAGTTGACGCTGTTAAGGGTCTGACAATTTCTGGTTACTCCAGTTATATGGCAAATGATACTCCTTATGGACGTATCACCACTCCTGATGAGCACGAATTGCGTGTTGGCGACGAAGTTATCGTCCAAAGTACACCTATTATTGATGACACCAACAAAACCTTTAAGGTTAAGGTCATCGCTGGTGTTGAAACTGTTACTGTTACTCAAGCTGGTTCTGGTTACTCTGAGGAACTGCCTCCCACATACGAGGTTATCTCTTCCACTGGTCAAGACTTTAGAATTGACATCCCAAGAACAGAAGCAGGTGCTGTTAACACTGTTAATATTATTAACTCTGGTTCTGGATACGATAAGGACGAACCCCCTCAAATTCGTGTCTCTCACCCACAGAGATTTAAGAAAGCGACTTACTTCCTGTCCTTCTTGAAGGAAAATGCATCTACAACTACTATCACTGATATTAAAGTTGCAGATGACAGAACAATCTATGTTTGCGGTAAAACTGTAAAGGCTGACGGTGATACAGCTGGTCTCCTCGCTAAGTTCAATAGTGATGGTCGTCTTCTCTGGCAGCGTACATTGTTCCCAACTGTTCCTGCATCAGGAGCCAAGAGTTTGGAATGGAAAGCACTGTATGTTGAAAACAGCAATCCCCACAACATCTATGTTGTTGGTGAGACTGTCCCTAACAGTGTTAACCTCACACACAATCCTGACGTTGTTGTTGCTAAGTATAGATCTGGTTTCGATAACGCTAACAACCCCGATGGTATTATCCAGTGGCAGCGCGATATTGCTGGTATCTCTGGTGCTACCAGACGCGACTATGCAGCATCTATCGCTCTAGATCAAGATGGTAGGGTGATGATTGGTGGTTACACCGATGCAAACTCTCTTGCTCCCGACGATATGTGGGTAGCACTGCTGGATATTGACGGCACCATTATGGAGAAGCGTAAGATCGCTTCTGAAAGTGGTAGTGAGCATCTGGTTGATCTCCAATGGAAATCCACCGATACCTTTATGTTCATTGGTATTTCTGATCCTGCTGGTGCAAGTGATATTATTCTTGGTGAAACTTACTACGATACTGCAACTGTTGAACTGCAGTGGGCAAAGAAAATTGAGAGTGGCGCATACAAGTTTATGCACCCCACCTTCACCATTGATGAATATGGTGCTGTATATGTCGCAGCAACTGCTGTGAATGCTCAGGACAAGAATTATGGTGTGTTGTACGTCAAGTTTGATAATAATGACTACACTACACCTGTTGAGCACAAGATTTATGTTCCTACTGGAACCTATGATGGATGCCACAATGCTGGTATTAAGTTCGACGTGTTTGGTAACATTGACCTTGGAGTCTCTGTCACTAGGGCATTTAATGATGTTCAGTCCACAACTCTGAAGATTTCTTGGAATAGTGGCAACATTATCAGTGCTTCCTCTGCAAGTGAGAGTAGTGGTATTGGTTATCACGCTGTTGACTTGTCAAGTGATAACTCTGGCGACACAGTTGTTATTGGTAATAAGGTTGAAGCAGATCAACTTGCAATCTTCAACTGGAACACTGCCGATAATCTGCTTGATGAAACTTACAATGACACTCTGAAAACTGGTACGAACAAGGCTTGGTATGATCCCGCTTATGCAACTATCGATACTTCTAAAAAGCAAGATGGTGCATCTTCTGTTCAGATCACAGACTTCAACTCACTCGTTCTCCAATATGGTTCTGATGTAGCAACTGAGTGGGCAACTGAAGCGTATTTCGCAATGCCTGCAGCTACCTACACTGCAAATAACACTGAACCCGAGTTCTTCTCAGTTTCTGATGCTCTGAGCAACACTGTTAAGTGTGGTCTTATTGCTGATCAATCGGATGCCAATAATGGTAAGGTGTTTATTGATATTGGAGGATCCACAACATACTCTGCTGCAGCAACTTATCGTGCAGCGTTCAATGCTGAAAGTTTCGTTCACGTTGCATTCACTAAGGAGCGTCCTGGTGTTGGTAACTATCGTTATCGTGTTTTCATTAACGGTGTACTTGCTCTCGAAACTCTGAGCACAACTGTTGATGTTAATCTTAAGGATGCAACCCTCGGACCTGTATCTACACCGAATTCCACTAATACCTGGATAGGATGGGTTGATAACTTTGTTGTCTCTCCAGTATTCAAATACAACGATGCATTCACTCCTGCAGTTGTTGCTGGTACAAGCAGCCCGACTCAAGCATTCCTCTACAAGATTGATAAGGACAAGACGAAACTTGGCACCTTCAACCTTGACGATGTTGAGACAGGTCACACTCTTGTAACCGCCGCTGAGAGTAGTTATACGTTTAATACCCAACCTGTCACTGTTAATCCCTGGATTATTGGTCCTGCAGGTATTCAGATTCTTGATTATTCTGACGTAACCTCTACTCACGTTCCTGGTATCTACACATTTACAGATTCCTCAGAGAAGTTTAGTGAGAGAACTGCAACCATTCCTACACAAGGTGGTACGAAGCTTCTGCTTTCTGCAACTGTTATTCCCAAGTTCTACTTGCGTGATGCAACATATAACAGTATTGACCTTGTTAAGACTCTTACATTCAATCAACCCGCAACTTTCACTAAAGGTTCCATCCTCCAACAGTATTCTGTAATTGGTGGAAGCGATGTTGTTTCTGCATATGGAACAATCGTTGAAGTTGGAACAAACTATGCAAAGATCGGTAAGATTATTGGTAACTTTGACACCACAAAACTCCTGAAGTCAACGGCAGGTGACATCAATACTCTTGATCGTAACTTCACTGTTGAAACTACAACACCTCAATGGGTTGAGAACTTCTCATATACTGTTGGTGATGTTGTTTACAATGCTGGTAAGGTTTACACTGCAACTTCTACAGGCGTTTCTGGTCCTTTGGAACCAGAGCACACCACTGGTATTGTGACCGATGGTAATGTCAACTGGTCTTTCACCAGTGTTTCTGGCAGTTTCGACGTTGATCTGGCAAATACTGCTTACAATGGCAGCACTCTGGGAGCGTTTACTTCGTGGAGAGCATTTGCTGCAGAAGACTATACTATTAAGATTGAAGAAATCTATGGCGATTCCTCCTTTATTAAGGGTGATACCATTGATGCGGATGCAGTCAACCTACAATTTACCGTTGATGCAACTGGTAAGATTGCTACATTTGCTGGATTGATTGGTGTTAAGAAGTTCTCTTTGATTGCTACACTTGACAAAGACGTTATTCCTGCTTCTGGTCTTGCAAATACCGATCTGGTGTACTGCTCTGCCAACAGTAGACATAACTTTGAGGCAAATGAAATCATCTTTACAGAGAGATTTGCCACTAATGACTACAACGGATCCTTCTTTGTTGAAGAAGTCTTTAGTTCTAGAGAGTTTACATTCCGTTTGAGAGGAACTGCTGTTCAGGATCCCACATTCTCAGGCATAGGTTCTTCTGTTTCCAACGTTAATATCTACGCTAAGCACCCCAAACTGCTGTTTGTTCGCTATCACCAGTACATTTTTGACCTGGATGATCCATCAAACCTCGGTTATTACCTATCTTTCTCTAAGGATAACCAGTACAAACTGGAATATCCGTTCATTAACATCATTAGAGAGGGTACACCTGGTCTGACTGACGACGATTCACCCACTCCGTTGGTTAAATTCATCGTTACAGACTCTGTTACCAATATTTCGTACTATTTTGATCCATCTAGAACTGGAGCAGACTCTCCTGTTGGTGAAGGATCCTTTATTGACGTTATTCCGAGTCCTTATTCTGGTAGATTTAGAGTTTCTGCAACTGGAACTCAAGGAACTACCTTCGATTTCCCACTTCTCGTTGAACCTGAGAAGACTATCGCTCCCGTTGGTAATAATGAGTTTGGAAACCCACGTTCCCTCTACTCTACAACCTCTCCAAAAGCGATTGGACCTATTGCAAGCATCAAACTTGTCAACCCAGGTGGTTTCTATCAGAAACTTCCCATCGTTACGGACATTGCATCGAACAGAGAAATTGAAAAAGTTCGTATTCTCAACGGTGGTACTGAGTATGTGAACGGTATTTACTACAATGTGCCTATTACTGGTGACGGTGAAGGTGCAAGTTGTAATATTACAGTTCAGGATGATGGAGATTTCACTGGTGTTATCACCGATGTCACTCTTACATCCGCTGGTAAAGGATATAAAACTGCATCTATCGACGTTGATGCTATCCCTGGCATTCTTGGACCTCTTCTTGCAGGTTCTGGTGCACAACTTCAAGTTGTGATTCCTGATGAAGGTTCGGGTGCATCGGTGTTCCTGCAAGGTAAGAGCATCGGTAAGATTAAGAAACTGAAGAACAACGAATTTGGTTTCGGATATTCTCACGATTACACTCTGAGACCCGAAATTACTTTCCCCGTCAACCTTCAACTGTTTAATACCGCTATTCTGTCGGAGATCAAGATCACTGATCCTGGTTCTGGTTATACCTCGGTTCCTGCTGTTGTTATCAGTGGTGGCGGTGGATCTGGTGCAGAAGCAGAAGCAATCGTCAAGAACAACAGACTTTCTGAAGTTATCATCAAGAACCCTGGTTCTGGTTACTCTTCTGAACCGACTGTTACCCTGAAGTCTGAATTTAACTACGTTGTTAACGTTGACTTGGGTTATTTACAGTTCAACTTCCCGCACGGCATCACAACTGGTGCAGAAGTTCAGTTGAGAGCAGAAGATCTTGGTTCTACAGTTGGTGTCCTGCCGAAACCGAGTTCTGCAGGTTTGGTTAGCTTGAGCCCAAATCAGATCTACTACGCAATCGCTGGTGAGCAAAACTCCTTGGAATCTGACCAACTTCGTATTGCACTGACCAAACTTGACGCAGAATCTGGTTCTTTCATCACATTCTTGACTCAAGGTGATGGTCGTCAGGTTCTGTTGACCGAAGTGTTTGGTGGTCAAGCGACTGCAATCGTTGAAACCTCCAGATTCCTTGAAGGTGAACTTGTTTATCAGGGTTCTTCGCTGGAACTCGCATCTGCAACTGGTTATGTTTCTACTAACGAAGGTTGGCAGATCGGTCCTCGTATCCTGAAACTTGAAAACTATGATGGTATCTGGAAAGAAGGTGAGCGTGTAACTGGTCAGGTGTCTCGTGCATCTGGTTTGGTTGACAACCTGTCTATTGCTCGCGGTACTCTGAACATTGCATCTCTGACCAATACACCTGGTCAGTTTATCGATGACGTGGGTAAACCCTCCGAAATCGTTCAGAAGATCCAAGATTCCTATTTCTATCAGAACTTCTCTTACGTTATTAAGTCTCAGACACCTATTAACGACTGGAGAAAGTCTGTTCTGGAAACAAACCACCCTGTTGGTTTCAACCTCTTCGGTGAACTAGCAATCACAGGTGGTAAGGACATTTCGGGTCGTAAAGTTATTTCCGACTTGATCAAGGAAGTTAATATCAACTCCTTCACTAATATCAATGAAATTACATCATTTGCTAACGCACAACCGATCTACACCCAGTTCAATAACACTGAGGTGCTCTTCAGACAGAAGAGACTTACCAACTCTGAGGAAATTCTAACCTCTATCGTTAAGAAGATCGATGATGTTTCTGAAGACTTCAATGGTATTAAGACTCAGTTCCCACTGAATGTTGAGGGTGAATCTATCACAGCAACTGAAACTCAGATGTTTGTGTTGATTAACGGTGTTGCACAGGCACCTCAAGAAGCATTCTCTACTGCTGGTCCTTCTATCGTCTTCTCTGAAGCACCTAAGGCACCTTCTAGAATTAAATTCCGTGAAATTGCATACTCTCAAATCACTCTGACTCGTTTAACGTTCAGCAATATTGGTGGTATCTTCCCGCTGACTGGTAATACTGTTAGAGGTATTGTTTCTGAGGCAACTGCAACTGTTATTGATTCTGGTGTTGATTACATCGATGTTTTCGATGTTGAAGGTACATTCCAGACCAATGAACAAATTCTGAGCAGTGCAACTGGATTCAACTCCACTCTTGCAACTGTAAACCCCGTTACTTCTAAGACGATTTTTGAGCAAGGTGAAAGAATCACCAACCTCAAGGGCGACTTTGCAATTATTGAAGAAAATAACTTGCAGGGTGGTGTTATTGGTAACGAACTGGTCGTTTCTCGTACTTCTGGTACTGATAAGTTTGAGACTGGTGAATTTAACATCAAGTTCAACGATGTTATTTACTCTTCTAGATCTAAAATTGCTGCTACTGTTACTGTTATCGCTCCGTATAGCGATGACACCAGCAATCAAATTATTGACCAGGTTGATCTGTCTCCCTCATCTTCGTTCTTTGCTCTTGTTTTCCAGAGAGTTCCTTCAACAACATTCCCGAACGTCATTCTTGACGACATTGGTGCAACTGTTATTAACCCAACAGAACTCAATGACCTTGAGGCACCCAACAACCAAGATTTCCTTGACTTTGAGTCTGTCCGCAACCAAGAAATTCGTTACGATCAACTGACTGGTACCGATTTTGCACCTGGAACCAACATCAGATTGAAGAAGATCTACTTCGGCAACTCTTCTCTCAGACAGGTTACTGATACTCGTGCTAAGAATGCATCTGACGCACTGGTGAAGAATGCACGGTTTATTGCTGAAGAAGCCGTGGGTGATATGTTGAATTTCTACCCCTCCTTTAGCATCAATACTGTTGGTGGTAATCAAGACTGTATGGATGACATCGTTGATGTTATCAACGCAGCTGCTTGGCAACTTGAGTTTGATGGTAACTCTGAGATCTGGGATATTGCCAACACATATGTCCAGAACCAGGCAATCTACCATCTCGACGGTGCAGTTCCTCAAACCATCTATGCAATGAACGCAGCAAGAGATCTTGCTCTGAAGTGCATCAGAATGGAGAATATTGATACTGAGTATACAACTCTGTCTCAGTGGAAGGATCTGACCCTGACTCCTGAATACGAAGTTGTTAGCAACAGTCACGCTGACGCTCGTACACTGATCCTTGCTAACAAGTGGTATATCGCACACGAATCACTGCACTACGCTAAGACGCAGAATCCATCTCTGGTAGTTCCTGGTGGAGATGTCAACTGCTTGTCTGACATCGTGGATATGGTTGAATCGATGGCATACAACTTGGCACACGGTGGTAACGACTTTGTTTACGATGCAACTCGTTACTATATGGCAGGTGCACACGTTGCTGGTTACGAAGATGACACTGTAAATGCCTTCACCAAGGCAAAGGCGATGGCAATCAGCATTATGAGAAACGAAGCTGTTGTCAAGCAAGGTTCCCACGGTTGGAACCAAGTGACTGACACTTCTATTACTGCTGATCCTGCTAACCCGACTTGTCAAGCAGTTGCTGCTGCAATTACAACTCTGATGGATATTCCCATCAATGCTCTGGGTACCAATGCATCTCCTGGAACTTTGGCAGCATTTGAAGCAGCATATACCAAGACTGCACCTCAAGCAAACTATGCTGATGGTAGAACATCTATCGGTAGCAGCACTGCTTGCGTGAGTCAGACATCTGCCGTTACTAACTTTATTAAGATCATCACAGATTCTCTGCAAGATCCTACAGGTGCAGATCCTGCAACCTATCAGTGGTCTATCAGTAATGTTACTCGTGTTGAACCCCCATATGCGTTTGAAGATAACGAAACTATTCGTTCTATCAAGCACAACTATAGTAATAAGTCTTCTGGTGGATTCTTCAACTTCGGTGACACGATGAAGGGTATCACCTCTGGTGCTACCGCCGAAATTATCGGTACAAATGCTGGTAACAAGTGGATCTACACCAAGGGTGTTACTGGTGCGTTCTCTGGAAATGAGTACATCACCAACTCCAAGATTACCTATGCAAATGTCTCCGTAGACAACATTACATTTGGTGTTGGACCTGGATCTCTTGATTTCAGTGGATCTGGTAGCAAAATTGATATGATTGCTGACCAAAGAGTCAATTTTGGTACTGCTGACTTCACTATCGAAGCTTGGATTCGCCCTGACAGCGTAACTGGTGTTCAGAGAATTATCGACGCTCGTTCTACATCTTCAAGCGTTGCGCCAACACTCTTTATGAGTGGAACCTCTCTCCGTTATGGTACTGGTGCTGGTGACCATATCACTGCTACTGGTGCCATCACAACTATCGATACCTGGTATCACATCGCTGTTTCCCGTGCATCGAACGTTACTAAGATGTTCGTGAACGGTACGCAAGTCGGTTCTGATTATACTGACAATAACGACTATGGCGATACAGCGTTCAAGGTTGGTGCTGCTTGGAACAATGGTGAAACCTATGACGGACATCTGGACCAAATGGTCATCAGAAAATCCGCTGCATATTCTTCTACTTTTACTCCCCCCACCGTATACACTACAATATACGAAGGTCTTGATGTCACATTCGGTCTTAACGGTAGTCAACCGTTCCCGATGGAAACTACTGCAATCTACGCGACTTATGGTCAGACCATAATCTCTTCTGCAACTGCTGACGGTGTTGAACTGTGGCGTAGTGAGATTATGACTGAGGAAGTTGATGTTTCTCGCGATGATTATCGTGAATGTGCTGACATCATTGATAAGAACCGCTTCTGGATTGCAGAAGAAGCAGTTGGTCGTATGAAGGCAAAGTATCCTGACTTTGTTATTCCTGGAGACGTTGGTCTCGCTACTACAGGTACCGACAAGTGTCTCCGTGATACTCACTCCTTTATCATCCCCGCAATCATTAACGATCTTCGTTATGGTGGCAACTTCAACACTATCGTTGCAGGTCGTGGATACCTGGAAGGATCTGGTGCTCTGAAGCACGTGAACGGTGAACTTCTCCAGTCCATCTATACCTGGCGTGAAGTTGGTAAGATCTGTATTGATGTTATCACTGCAAACCAAGATGATCTGACTGGTGAATATACCAACAGAATTCGTGTTCCTAACTACTTCTCCTCGCCAGCGTCTTCTCAAATTACAACGTTTATTACTGATCTGATTGACAATATGTTGGACGTTATTGCTCCAACTGGTCACAGATTCCGTGATGGTGCTGATCTTCTCTACTTCAACCGTAAGTCTATTGCCGATGAAGCGGTGGCAATGCTGGAAGAGAAATGGCTTGTCAACATCGCGTTCTATCAGCAAAGCAAACTCACTATCCCCAACAGAGAGAAGTGCATTCGAGATCTCAGAGATCACATCATCCCTGCTGTTGCTGGTGACTTGATTACTGGCGGTAACTCCAATATCCAAGGTATTATCGATTCTTACCTGGATAGTCAAGAAGACATCAACTACATTGAAGGTGAACTTCTTCCTATGCTGGATGCATTTGAAGATGTGAAGTTCCTGTGTGGTAAAGCACTGGAAAACCTGTTGGTTGGTCGTAATGAGAACATTGCTAACCTGACTGGAACTAACGCTCAAACAGTTAACGATTTCTATCAGTATCAGTACACTGATCTCCCCGCATACAGAAAGGTTTACGATGCTGCTGTCAACTACAATGTTGATGGTGCTGAAATTACTGAGAGCACTTTCTATCCTCCCGATCCCCACATCTTCTCTGGTACCGATCGTGCACTTGATTCTGCAAACATCCTAGAGGAAAATGCACGTATCATCGCTGAGGAAGCGGTTGATCTGGTTATGAAGACCTCTGCGTTTAAGCATAATGGATTCAAAGTTCCTGGTGGTAAGGTCAACTGTGAAGATGACCTGGTTGATTACATCAACGCAGTCTGCCACGACCTCAGATTCACAGTAAACGAGAAGTCTTACGACGCATCTGCACTCTATCTGGATACTCAGATGGGTCTGCAGCACGTTACCAATCAATCTGCAGAGACTGTTCACGCCTATAAGTTGGCACGTGATATGTCAATTCTCGCGATCCGCAACAAGCTTGGGTTTAATCCCTTCGAGGAGTCCACTGGAGGCGGTGGTGCTCTTGGAGGCGGTGGTGGCGGTGGCGTCCCTCGCGGCGATTATGATAACAATGCAACTGCAAATGGTTTCTACGATTCTGCAAATAGCATTGAAAACAACCTTAGATTCATTGCTACAACTGCAGTTGGACGTGGACTGTCTAATTATCCTTCTCTGGTCATCCCTGGTGGTTATCAGAACTGTGTTGACGACGTTGTTGACATCCTGAATGCTCTGATCTTCAACTTGAAGCACGGTGGCAACAACAAGATGTACTACGCAACTGAGTTCTATATTAGCAACGCTAACGCAGTTGTTCACGTGCTTTCTCAGGCAACTGAGACCAAGTACATTATGGAACAGGCACGCGATATTGCTATTGAGGTTCTTAGAAACCAGTCTGTTACAACCAACGGTACAACAGAAGGAACTCAAGCGATTGATAGCACAATCACAACTGACAGTGCTAACCCCACTTGCCAGAATGAGGCAGCAGCAGTTACAACACTGATGGGTATTCCCATCAACCTGTTCACGCAAACTGCTAACCCTCAGGGTTATCTGAACGGTGTGACGAGAACACTTCCTGATGAGTGGCCACTTACTGGTGAGCGTGCACTCAGACGTGACATCGATATTACCTATGATATGGCAGGTAACGGTGACTGTGCTCTGGTTTCTGCTTCTATTGACACCCTGTTCTCTTACGTGATCAACACCGTCAATACTGCAGCAGCAGGTAGCGGTAACTGGTTGACAAATAGTGGTCTCGTTAGAACCACCAAGGCAACTGGTAACACTCTGAATAATGGTGGTGGTCTTTGCTACAACGTTAGATCTGCTTCCAATGTCCTCTTCGATCTTCTTGAGGATACTCTGGGTAGAGCAGGTGAGATGTATCGTCAGGCAGCACGTCTGCTGATCATCAATGATAACTACATCAACCGTGAGGCATACTACAAGACTACTCAACAGTACAGTGGTTATGGTGGTGATGAAGCATACGGTAGTTCTATCCGTAAGGCATTCATCTACGACTTGCTCACCGATGGTAATGCTGCAACTCTGGCACTCGTTAACTCCTGGTTCGATGCTGAGGGCAACTTTATTGCATTCCCTGGCGTCTTCAGAACTTACCTGATCTATCACGCAACTGCAATTAAAGATTTCTGTAAGCAAATCATTGGTCAGAGAGCAATTACTCCTGGTACTTACAATCAAGAACCCACGTACACGGATCGCGAACTTCGCCCAACTGTTTACGCTGAGTATAAGATCGATCAACTTGATCACTTTATTCAGACTGCTCTACTGCGTTCTACTCCTCCGACAGTTATCCTTAAGCAGTCCTTCGACGCTGGTGTTGCGGTCAATGCCAACGGTTCTATCACTGCTGCGGGTCATCCGTTTGAGGCATACGATAGAGTCAGTTATCAAGTTCTTGGTAGCAATATTGCTGAACTTACATTCACGCAATATTATATTCACCCCGATACGACTGCAAATACCATCTGGTTGGCAGAATATATCGATGGTCACAAGATTACAAGTCTGACACCTGGAACCGCAGGTCAAATTCATACGTTCGTCTGCTTGCGTGAGAGCGGTATTGACAGAATTGCCACCACATATGGTGATCGTGTCATTCCTACTCCTATCACTGGTGGTATTCAACCTGCTGACATCTTCTATGGCACTTCTTCGGGTGCATACGGTGAGGTCATCCGTGTTCAGGACAACCTCGCAGAGGTTATGTACAAGGTTAAGCACGCAGAAGTCAATGTCACAACTGAAACCTTCTTCACTCTTGGTGAAACCGTGGTTGTTCAGGGTGCTACTGGAAACACTTCAACATTGCTTGCTTCTACTGGAGCAACTGGTACGGGTTACGTCAAACTCATCGTCAATGGCGGTCAATTCCAGCAAGGTGATGTTATTGAGGGAACTACTAGCGGCGCACAAGCATCGATCACAAGTATTCCCGACGATAGAATCCTGGTTAACTTCGACAAGGGTGAGTTCATTGCAACTGACATCGTTTACTCCAAAGAAGATTCTGGTAAGGCAAATGCACTAATCGTCCGTAATAATGACGGTGCTCTGATCAACAACCAACTTGGTCGCGTTACATTTGACATCGAAACTGTCAAAGGCGAATTCAAGGAGAGAGATGTTATCTACGGTTCTGTTACAGATCAGATCATTGAAATTGAAGGATTCAACATTCTTCCTGGATTCGGTGAGTATCTGCACTCTACGGAGATCACACGCTTCACGTATGCAAGTTTGACCACTGATACTGGTGTTACAGACACATTCCAAGTTGGTGACGTGCTGCAACTCCAAAACGCAGGTCAGTCTGTGGGTCACACCTTCGTGGTTACCGAGCACGATACTGATAACAACTACGTTTATCTCGCTAACGAGACGAACAGATACATTGGTATCATTGAAGACTTGAGCAATGACCTGACTGCTATTGCAAACAATACTGCATATCAACTTGCCAAGATTCCTCCTGGTTCTAACTTCCCAAGTGTTTACACCAGCGCGATCTCCAACGTTACAATCACACCGACTTCTGCATATGGTAAGGTCGCGAAGATTGAACAAGTTGGTCTTCGCCTGATTATCCACCTGGAAGATAGTAATGGAACATTCCTGAAGAACTCTCAGATTATTGGTGACTTTGGATTCCAAGGTGCTTGTGGTGGGGCGAAATACCTACGCGGGCGCGTGAAGAGATTCTTCCGTGGTTTTGATGGTTCTCAACAGAACTTCAAGTTGACCACTGATAACGGAACTCCTTACTTCCCAGATCCCGCAGGTCATATGATGATCTTCGTGAACGGTATCCTCCAACCTCCTGGCGGTAACAACGCTTACACGGCATTCTCTGACAACATTCAGTTCACTGAAGCACCTGCTATCAACTCCACGTTCCACGGCGTCTACGTGGGTAAACTGAGACAGTTGGATGACATCTCCTTCGACTTCGACTCGTTGAGGAACTCCTTCAACCTGAAACTGGGTGGTGTGTTCTACTCACTGACTCTGACTGAAGGTGTTCAGTCCAACACGATCAGACCTGAGAACAACATCATCTGTCAGTTGAACGGTGTTATTCAGGAACCTGGAAT